CTTTTATACCACGTGAAAAACCAGTTAATGAACAAACCGAAACTTTTATACCACGTGAAAAACCAGTTAATGAACAAACCGAAACTTTTATACCACTTAAAAGACCAGTTAATGAACAAACTGAAACTTTATTGTCTAAAGGCTTTGTCTTCCCCGGCTTAAAAGGAGAGGATTATATAAGTAATGTAGTTGCACCTGTAACATCAGATGAAACTCTTGTTCCTCCCGATAGTCCAAAGTATTCTCTTGGTGGAAGGTGGAACGCAGGTCTTGATAATGAAAATTCTAGAAATTGGGACGAGGCATATAAAGTAATTGACGAGGCTAACGAAGAAGAAATTGAGTTAATTCTAGATAAATTTTTAGGATTAAAAAGTCTTCAATAGACTATTTAATTTTTTATCAAAATTAATTGAGTCAGACATACAATGTCTTACAACAGATGCTAATACGTGCTTATACGCAATGGTATCTAAAGCTTCGACAAGTTTCTTAGGGTCAACCCATTCGTGGTCCGTAATTAATTGACCATGATTATTAACAGACACACAAGTTTTAAAAAGGGGAGCAAGATTTTGCTTCCTTTTTTTATTGGGCTTTTTTCGCTGATTCATTTTTATTTTTTGAGTCAGCAGGTGCGGGCTGTAGTGTAACTAGTGTTCCAACTAGTTTAGCTACTTCTGAGTACGGTCTAGTCCCAAGATAATTTAATAAACTCTGTAAGTTTTCTTTTGATATAATATAGTTCATGTGTTCCTCCTTGATTTATTATATTGTAAAAAATAAGTTTTTGGCAAATTTATATTAATGAGTTTCACCATCTCATGTCTTTCTTGATTTTATTTCTCCGGCTATTGCACAATAGGCCGCCATATCAATATAGCTATCTTCGCTGACTTTTCCTAATTTAGTTCTGGCTATTTTTAATAGGGCCATCATTATTGCTACATCATGTGCATCAATGTCTGTATCGGTATATGCCGACCAAAGTTTTGCAATATTTGTATGGTTGATAACTTTATCACCATAATCTCTATTACGCTCACCTTCTACAAGTTCATTTGCTTTTTCTAAAAATAAATTACTTTTCATATTAAAATTCTACACTTAGATTAAATGATATTGTTCTTCGTAAACCCTTTCCCCTAAAAGGAAATACTTCATGCATTAACCATGCTGGAAATAAAAATATTTGTCCTACGTGTGGTTTAACAGGATATTTAAAATCAACAAATAATTGAGGAGTTCCATGTAGAAATTCTATCCATCCTGCCTGTTCACGCTCTGTATTATTCTCTATAGACTCTGGCATTTTAAGCCACCCTGCCGCAGACATCATTCCAAAATGCATATGCGGAGGATTAAAATCTCCTGCTATAGAGTTAACAATCCAACTGTTATGTAATAATACCTTCTTAATTCCCTTTTTAGATTTTTCTCTATCAAGTTTATCCCCGTCATTTAATTTTGTTTTGATATAAGTGTTAGCACAAATTCCTATCCAATTAAAAAGGCTTGGTAAGTTTTCGTGAGGCTTTGTTTGCCAAATATGTTGTTCAATTTTATGCTCCTGCTTGACATTTCCAACCAAATTATCTGACCAATCCAGTTGCTTAGATTTTTTATCACTCTTGGATATTTTATCTGCATATATGTTTAACATATCTATGTACGGTTTGGGTATTGCAAATTCCATTATCATAGGACTAAATGGCATATGAACTTTTCCTCTTAGTTTATAATCTTTATAATCCATAAATTAATTTAATTTATTTTTTCTTTGTTCTAAAAACTTACTGAAATCAACTTCATCACTTTTTCTGGGTTCTTTAGAATTATCATATATATCTTTTATTCCCTCATCAAAAACGAAATCTGGATTTTGTAAAGCAAGTCTCATCATTCCACGTGCGAGTGTCATTAATATTCCCATTTGTTCTGAATCAATTGGCTCATTAGATACACCACACGCAAAGCCTGTATCTGTTGGGGAAATATATATCATAATAGCTTTATTAAAGTCTACTTTTTTTTCTTTATCTTTTTTCATTTTCTTATTAAATCAAAAAAATGTTTTGCTCCTACTATAGCCAATGGCTCAACTTTATTCATTTTTATAATTCCAAGAGGTATTTGCTGTGTTTTTGAATTTTCATTTGCTTGTTTAATAATGTCATAAATACCCTTAAACGATTCTTTGTTTTTACATTCTATACAGTAGGGGATAAGCATTCGGGCTACATTTGATAGCTTAATGTCTGCACCACTCTCGCCCATAATGGCACAGGAAATATCATTATCCGTTAAAGTTTTGAATCCGGATAATAGTTCACTACGAACCCAATTTTGAAGTCTTCTTCCTTTTGCCTTTCCACTTTTAACTTTCATCTACTCTGGGATTATTTATTTCAGTGTACCATAACCATTTTGGATTTTTACCTTTTGATTGCTGTTGTGGTAAATACTTTAAATTATCACCCCAACATGGTTTCTTATAGGGACAAAATGAACAGGCGAAACTTAATACCCTATTACCGGTGGGTTTCTTGTAGAAAAATTCCTCTTCGTCAACAAAACATCTTTTAAAGGGTTTATTTTCCTTTAATTGTTTGATGTTATTTTTTGCTACTGTTAGGGCTTTTTCTTTGTGCTCCCCATCTTCAAGCGGAGTTTCTGTAATACACCATTCACCCGTTGATTTATTGATAACAACCCAACCGCCAAACGGAGTGTTATCCGCTTCATCATACAAATAACCTTGAATAACATAACCAAAGTTATCATTTTTAGCAATTTCATCAAAGCCCCCATTGTCTCCAAATTTATTTTCAAAGGCATATGGTGATGCAGATTTAATATCCCATATTTTTCCCCCAATTTTTGCGTCCATTGTGCCATGTATCTCATCCCCATTGTCTTTAATTTTTACTTTTTTTTGGATATCTTTAATTTCAATACCCGAAGATTTCATTATTATTACTGCTGCTGCCTCTATTAAGTCACCGAATAAATTTCTCATTTTAAAATTATAAGGTAATACTTCTCCCTCAACGCCATTTTTTTCCATTTGTAATTGGCATAAAGGTCTTCCTATATTAGACATTCTATAAGAAAATTCTTTTTTTCTTTTATCAGTAAATTGTTTTTTAAAAGCTTCCTTACACGCTTCCCCAAATTCTTCAATCAACTCGTCCGATACCTCGACAGAGGCTTTGTTAGCCTCTGCCAAGAACATCTGTACTTTTGAAAGTATCGCAGACATTAAGTTGCCAAAACTTGTTCGGGAGTTTCCTCAGTTTTAGGGGCCGTATCAACAGCTTCAACTACTTCAGAAGTACCCGAAATTGTTTCTGGGTTTTCACCACCCTCAGAATTACCTTGAGCTGATTTCCAAGATTCAATGACTTCAATATTTTCATCTTTTATGATTTGACTAAACATTTGCATTGTCTCAAAGTTATCTTTGGTAAATTCTACCTCTGCATCGTCTATACCAATGTCAGATATATAATAAACATTATTACCAGTCTTTTTTCTTTTAGTACCTAAAAGAAGATTGACGTTTTGAATTAGTTTATTACGGTTTTTTATACTTTTTACAACTTCATTAACAGGTCTAAAATTTGTTCCTGTAACTCGCCATAAAACTGGTAAATCTTTTAGAACAGTAGATTCACCCTCTCCCGTAACGGCATTCATATTTAATAATCCATACAATAAAGTATAGCATTTAATATCTTTTTGTCTCAATGCCTCTTCTTTAGAAACACTATTTAGTTCTTTAAAAGGAATCTTTCCACATTTAACTCCACCGTTAGAATCCAATGCTTCATCTTTCCAAGATTTGAAAATAATTGTTTTATTAGTATATTTATTTTCTTTTTGGTTATAGTCCATATATTGATAGGCTCTAATAAAAGGTCTTAGTTTGACAACTTCTCCCTTCTTGCTATAAACCTTCTTTTCAGATTCGGGGTCATAAATTGTATATGTTCCAGATTCCAATTTATTTCCGTCATCATCTTCTCCGGCTCTATTTATTGCCAGTCTTGGTATCAGGACTGAGCCTGACCCTCCGGCATCATCTTCTTGACCAGTAAGGCGCATAATATCGTCCTTAGACATGGTTTTGAAGCTTACTAAATCATTTACCATAAGTTTTACTCCATAGTTAATTGTTATATTCAAGATTATAGGTATTTTAATAGCACTGTCAAGCTATTAATTTTAGGTCTAACCAATTATTTCCCATTTTTATTTCTGTATTAAGTGGTATATTAAAGTTTATACCATAAATTTCTTTCAAAGAATCAATGACTTGAAGTGAGCCTTTACGCATCAACTCAACTACGATATCCTTTTCATCTGGGTGAACATCAGCTATTACAGAATCATGTACTGTATTAATTAGGATACTTTTAAGATTTTTGTCATCAAATAGTTTCTGTATATTAATACAAGCTAATGGTACAATGTCAGCAGTAGCAAATCCTTGGACTGGATAATTTTTTATTTGTGTGGCGTAACTTGAGCCACCCCAAGGTGTCCTTTCTGCTTTAGGGAAGGCATATTCTCTACCTGTAGGTAATGTTATAATTTTATAAGTAATCGCCTCATCTTGTAATTTTTCATGCCATTCAGTTATTTCTTTATATTTTTCCTTAAACGCATTATAATATTTTTTTTCATTGTCGGTTCCAGACATACCACCATAAAGAGGTTTAAAGGTATGTCCTTTTGCATCTTGACGAGATACCCCGATAACATCCGCAGTATATTTATGAACATCAATTCCATTCTTTATATCTTCCATGCCCTGTTTATCTTGTGCCAAAAACACTGCTATCCTAAATTCTAATTGTGAAAAGTCTACCTCAGCTACATTTCCATTTTTAAATCTGGAATCAATAACCTTTCTTATTGGGAAAGTTCCACCTCTAGGTTGATTTTGAAAATTTGGGTCTCGGCTTGACAGCCTTCCTGTGGCTGTAACACATTGCATAAATTTAGGATACAAAAATCCACTTTTTTTAGTATACTTTTTTATTCCGTCAACAAATGTAGAGAGATATGTTTCCAAAGCATTATATCTTATTATTTTCTTGACAAACTGTTTTAACTCCTCGTTATTAGCTGATACACGCTCCAGTGTAAATCTATCTGTTTTGAATCCACCATCGGAAACATCAGAAACAAACTGGGCTTTCGCATTAAAGCCTGCTTTTTTATCTGTATTTATATACACAACTCCTTCTGATTTACAATCAATACATTTTGACATATTTTTATAAGGGTCTCCATTAACTTTATATCTTTGAATATAACCACTTCCCCTACATTCCCCACATTGTGAGGCTTTTGTTTTATAAATGGGGACCAAATGCATTGTTAATACTTTTCTAAATTCAAGTTTTCTCATTCTAGGTCTTCGCTTAGGTTTTTTTGTATATTTATCAATACCAATATTAAATTCATTTGCCCAAGCTTTTTTGTCTCTAACCCTTTCCCCATAAATGAGCCACGATAACTGTTCTGGACTAGCGGGGTTTATCTTTGTATCCCCCATTTTATTATGTATTACCTCATCTATTTCTATACGTAACTTGTTATATTCATTTTGAAATTCTTGTTCTACTTTATCTAATTGATTTAAATTTATATGGATTCCATTATTTTCCATGCGAGTTAGAGTGTTACAAAATTCACACATCATCTTAACAGTTTTTAATAATCCCTTGTTGCGAGGCAATTTAAAATCTGACATTTGAGAATAAAATAGAGCTTTTGTCGATTTAACATCCTGTCTACCATAATGCTCAACAATTTGTATTGGGATTTCTTCAAAGGACGTGCCATTTTTCATGTAAGATTCAACTGTAGTTGATTTTTCTGTTAAGTTTCGTCTATAACAGCAGTCCTTTAGTTTTAAACTTTTTTTCAAACCTCTTGCTAAGACATATTCACCAATCATAGTATCATATATTTTTGATTTATATGAGAATCCAGCTTCATAAATCCAAGATAAGTCAAATTTTATATTATGTCCTACTAACAATGTAGTTTTATCTAATATATTTTGGACTTCTTCCACACAAGGTTTACCGTGATACTCATTGTGTTTAAAAAAGAAATATTTATCATTCATTCCTATACTTACAATAAAATTATTAGGATGCTTAGGAGATGGGTCATGCCTTTTTGTCCCGTCAACCTTTTGAAAAGATGTTTCTATGTCAAATACTGTAATCAATCTCTGTACCTAGATAATCCTGGTTCAATTTTAACCATTATTTTACCATGCCAACCAGTTATTTTGTTTTTACTAATAGATAAACTCCTGTCGCTTTCATTGCTGTACTCCGAATTAGGTTTATACCCTATACCAATAATTAAATCTGCTTCCGCAGCTTTACCCGTTCTACTGTTTTCCATCATGTCAAAAGTCATATCCCATTTACCAGATGCGTCAGCAGAGGCTTGCGATATTCCAATTAAAGAGCAGTCTCGTCTCTTAGCTATTTCACGTGCGCCTGTATAAATAGCTCTGAGTTTTTCATCACCTCTCAAAAATTTTCCATCAATATGTACTTTGTCCAGTTGGTCAATTACCAACACATCTGGCTTCTCTTTGGCTAGATATGAATCTATTTTTTCCAATGTCCAGTCAACTGTATCTAGTATTTGAATATTATTTTTTATTTTTTCCCACATACCACCTGCCTTTACAGGATTTTCTTTTATTTCATTAAATTTCATGCCAGTGTGTGCATTGATTAATCTCATTTGAGTCCGTATTGCCGGCTCTTCATTGATAAGAGCACACACCTTAGCCCCTTGTGTGGCAAAACCGTCCTGACCTGCGACCAAATTAACCCAGAATGCAGTCTTGCCACTTTCAGGTCTGGCAAAGATAATAATTAAATTACCCTCGCCAATTCCGTTTACCCGATTGCGTAAATCCGTTAAATTAAATTTCCATTTTGTATTATCTTTTAAATTCTCAATTAATTCAGATATATCTTTAGTGACATTTTCATACTCTTCCTTACTGACACCTTTTGATTCATCAATTAAATTTTGTATATCATTAAAGCCACTCTCACGTGTATTATTATATAGTTCAGTAGAAATAACAGCTATTTTTTTTGCTATATTTTGTCTATATAAAGATTCTAATATTGTGCTAGCAATTTTTTTATTTGGTTTTTCTTTTTTTATATCTCCAAGCAAGTTAATAAAATTCTCCTTGGCAACTTTAGTCAACGCAGGGTTATAGACATCAGTATGCAAGGTTGCAACTTCGTCAATACTCAAATCTCCATCTGATTGCTCATGCGCTTTTATAATTGTATCATATAAATTGCCTGTACCATTAGTGAACATTGTTTTAGAAACACGACCTTTATTCTTTTCATAAAAGTCTTTTTCTAGCAATAAATTTATAAGCTGTTTTTCAATCATACTATTTCAATTGTAGCTTTTTCAAAAATTTTTTTTATTGGCAGTATAACGCATTTAGAGCGCTTGCCATCGCCAACCATTCGTGTGTGCGTATCCTTATATTTTTTTACAATTTTTTTTAATCTGGATACCTCAAAAACAATCATGCAATGATTTTTCTGGCCTTTAGCCAATATATGTATCCAATAGTCAGATTTTGTAGCACTGATACCGCTAGGTTTTCCATTACATTCATATTCTAAAGCTATGTTACCAGTTTTATCCCACCAATCTCTCTCTGTTTTAATTTCTATTTTTTTATTTGCAAATATGTTAGATACTTGTTTTTCTCTAACTTGGCCATATTTTAAATCAATGTCAAATTTTTTATTCACTTTTATTACTTCTTTTTTTTATTTAGAGAGTGCGGGGCCCCTGCGGTATGTTTTTTTTATCATTTAATTTTAGGTGTGGTATTAAAAACATAGTATTTTTTGGGGTCTTCAATAATTTTATCACAGATATACCCTTGAATAGTCATAGGTGATTTATCAGAACGTCT